AGCCGTTTTGGGGCGATTTAGGGTCAAGATAGTACCTTGCCATAGGGTCATACAAAAACCTCCAAAATCGGCGCCTGTGGGGTTACGCCAGCGCCCGCCCCCCGGTGGGGGTACCTGCCGGGGGGGGGTGTAAATGATTCTCAACTGCAAATGCGAATGATTCTTATTTGCATTTACTCAAAACCCGAGGGAAATCAACGGGTTGCGGATAGCATGTCCGCACAGTGGTCGATTTAACATAATGGGTATTATACGCACTCCTCGCAATAACTACTTTTGCATCAAGCACTTACGATTTCGCGTTTTATTCGGTGCATAAATATATGCATAGGTTCTGCATAAATTGATGTTATGTTATAACATTACACTTCATCTGATGAGCCGTGCGCGGGTGAATTTGCGTGCGTCGATGTGTCGCTGGTAAGTCTTTCGGGCTGCTGCACGCTCACCGTTTTCATCAGGTTACGCACTGCTTCCAAGTGCAGTTGTGTCGTGTCGGTTATCTTCACGTCTTGCTGAATCTTATTGCCCCAGCGTTTCGGATCCATTCTCTCGGCCAGCCATTGCCTTGCGCCGATAGAAACCTTGGCAGCGTTCGGGTCAATCTGCTCTGTCTCAACCATGTCGGCCAGTCGCTCGATACGCTCTGCGTTAGCCAAGGCTCTGGCCGCTCTGACCGCCTCAAACTTCTCGTGCAGCTCAGGGTCAGAGTTGATCCGATTCAGCAAGATGTTATAGGTCACGCCATTAGACCCATCGCCCACGAAAGCGCGCAGCGAATGACCATCAGCTAAATGCTCCCAAAGCTGCTCCCAGAAATCGGGAGCGCTCATGATTTGAAGCGCCTTCTCTCGACGCTCACGTTTTCTTGGTGCGCCTGCCATCAGTCTTGATCCTGCCAATGCACATAGGTTGTCACGTCCTCATAGTCCATATCGTACTCGCTGACACTGACCACATCGAAATTGCTATAGCGCGTCCGATAAACCTGCTCAGGCTTTGTCTTGGTCGGCCTAGTCTTTGGGACGACAGGCTTCTTCTCGTCAGCGTAGACACGCCGCCAGAGCTTCTCAGACGTGGTGAATCGATGGCCGCAACGAGTACATTGCCGTCGCCGTCTAGCCTCGCACTCGAACTGGTAGACCTTCACCACCTCGGAAGGCTTACTGCACTTAGGGCAACGCATGGCTATCTCTCGGGTAGCTCTTTCTTCGCCATCCGTAGCCAGTCCTCAAGCGGCTGGATGACCAGAAACTCACGCTTGTCGCCTCGGCAAACCACCACCGGCAGCTCATAAGGCGCGCATGCAGCCTTAGCTTGGTCAACCCATTCGTAAACCGCAATGGACTTGCGACGCTTCACCTCGACCACGAACTGGCCTAGCCGTATGTCACAGCCGCCGTCCCTTGCCTGCCCCAGCTCACGCTTGGCGTTCCAGCCCGTTGCCTCGGTTATCTTGGCGCAGACCTCACGCTCTGTCTCAGCGCCTCTCTGCCGTTGTCTCAGTCCCATTACCAGCTCGCTGTTTGCCTTCCAAGGTCTACAGCATTGCACAACTCTCGTATCAGGAAACCGTGAATGTTAAGAATCTTGCGCTTGCGCTTGCTGTTAAGCCGCTGCTCACGGCGCTTGGTCTTATTAGCCTGATAGTAACGTCTATGGTACTCGGTACGCTGCCGAGCATCGTCAACGGCCTCACAAACGATCTGGATGACTTGGTTTCGTTCCAAGGTCTTGGCTACCGACTCACGGATAAAGTCATCTGACAGCCCCCTAGCGCGCTGGGTAGCGTGATAAGCACACCGCCTGCCCGTACGCTTAGGGATGAAACAGACCGGGCATCTATTCGCTATAGCGCGCATGTATTTCAGCCCTCTCTTTAGCCGCCTCCAGCGTTTGTAATCGGTCGATGACACGCGGCTGCGCCTTATGCCTATCCCGCCTGACCAGCGTGAAGACCGTCTCCTTGTTCACCGTAGACGGGTTGATGCTGTAGCGCCGACATGCCGTCGTCCACAGCCAGAAGTCATCCAGCCCATTCTCAATCCAAGTCAGCCCAGCTTGGTTTCTTTCCAACCGTTCCATGTTTGTCCTCGTGCCACAGTAGCTTGCCATCAAATCGCTTTTGGAATGTTCGCATAACCCGGAGCCATTCCACGCCGTACACTTTAGCTAACCTCTGGGCTAACTCCGACTCCATGTCGGCTGGCTCCAATTCAGGTACTTGCTTAGGCTGTTGCTTGTAAACAACATGTTGCGTTCTTGCCACAGTTTACCTCTCAGTTTGTTCCAGTCTTTTGTCGTCCACCGAAATGTCCGAAACATGTCCGAATGTCCGAGTCGCCTAGACTCTCGGACACTTTCGGACATACATGTTCGTCCGAATTTGACCGAATTTGACGTTTTCGGACATTTTCGGACATCACTCAACCGCCAGCCTTGAACCGCCTACCGTGGCCACAAGGAACGGCGACAGCATCAACTTTTCGACCGCATCGTGGACAGACTGCCGGCTGATGCCACACTCCCTGCCAATGGCGCGCAACTCCTCGGTCGTCCACGTCAGCGGATACTCCTCCCGCTTCTGCCTCTCTCGGAGTGCCATCAGGATGGTGCGCTGCGCCTTGCCGCTGGGTGCCTGTGCCGTGATGGGCTTCTCGGTCTGGGCCACACTCTGGCGCATGATGAGACTGGTCAGCCGCTCGCCATACTTGTCTGCCGCACCAAGGTCAATGACCTCCGCCTCATAAGCTAGGTTAGGCAACTCACCCGTGTCCTTAAACCGCTGCCGCGTGACCTCCACATGGTTCGCAGGCTGCGCCGCACGTTTCACGATGAACTCACTGTCAGGGTTCGCCATGAGCGCGCTGGCCCCTCGAGGACGGTCGGCATCACCGTGGCCCGAGTGCGCCACAATCAACACGCTGGCCTCATACCGCTCACGCAGGTAGCGGCTGACTTGGGCCAGATACTCCGCCACCTCTTGGTTGGAATTCTCATCCATCCCCGCGCTGAACTTCGACAGCGTGTCGATGACGACCAACGCCGGCCGCACGCCGGCCTTGTCAATCGCCTCTACCAGCATCGCCATCTCCTCCTCTCGGTTCAGGTTCAGCGGCTTCTCCAGCGCCAACACCGGCAGCTCGCGCAGGTCGCGCCCACCGCCGAATGTCTGCATCCACGCCTTGACACGCCGCCCAAGGCCACCGCCCTCACCTGACAGGATGGCTACGGGCAGCTCGTCCATGGCTATACGCATGGCCCAATCCAATGCAATAAAGCTCTTGAAGCTCGCCCGTGGGCCAGCCAGCACCGCCAGCACCTTCGCCTCAATGACTTGGTGCAAGAGCCACTCAGGCTCACGGTTTTCCTCCACAATGTCTGCGACATGGCGCAACGAGACGCTGAAGCTGGCGGGTGCTGCTATGCCACTAGGTGTCATAGTTGGCGCAACGGCAGGCTCGGTTACCCGCACCATACCCGCTGCCTCTGGAACATCGCTGTAGTCATCTCTGTCGCCCTCTGGCATCGGTGGCGGGCCAATGCGTACCGACTCTGGCACAGACACCCAGCCGCCCGCCTTGGCTGCATTGAAGAGGCTACCGAGCGTAACGCCGCCTCTCCTGTCCAAATGGAACGATTGCCAGCGATACTCAATGTCAGCACGCCCCGCATAAGACGCTGGCAGCTCACCCGTGATGCCACCACTTGACCACGCATCCCACAGCTCTAGCCCATCGTCTGCACCGCCACTGGCATAATGCAGCGCCATGCCCACCATCAGCCACGGGTCATACTCGGCAGGATTGATAAAGGCCAGCGCCTCTTGGATGCGCGGCAGGTCGCGCTGGAAGTCCTGAGAGGTGCCGGGCTTCGGCGGCAGCTTGGCCGCAAGACTGGCCGGTAACTCTAAGTCCATGCGCCGCTCATCGATAAGGCCAGCAGGTAACGATTGGATGTCGCTCATCGGCCCTTGCTGGCCGTAATGCAGCGGCCACCAAATGATGTACCCGCCCTCGGCGCGGATGTCTAAGCCCTCCCGCTTGACCTTGCCCAGCGTCACCGATACGCCACCCCTGATGCGTACACCTGTGGGCGTGCTAAAGAGGTAATGTCTACCACCTGAGCCGCCACCTGTCGCGTGGACTCGGGTGCCGATTAACGCCCCCTGATTCTCCTCCAGCCACTCTCTAGCAGCTCCAGAAGCAGACGCAGCATCGAAGTCGATGACGGCGAGACGGGTTCCTGCGCCGGTTGGCACTCCAACGAGGGCGTCTGGGCGGGCGGCCCACCATCGTCTGATTTGCGCCTCGTCTTGCGTGGCGTCTTTGAATCCGTTTTTGGTGAGCGGGCTTTTGGCCCTGAG